ATGACGCCGCTTGCCCTGGGCCCGCCGGCGATGGAGCCGGTGACGCTCACTGAAGCTCGCCAGTTCCTGCGCCTCGACCAGACCGACGAGGACGCCCTGCTCGCCACCCTGATCACGGCCGCCCGGTTGATGATCGAGGCAGCGTCGGGCCGCTGCCTGGTCGAGCAGCCCTGGCGCATCGTGCTCGACCGCTGGCCGGCCGGCGGCGAGATCCGCATGCCGCTCTCGCCACTGCTGCGGATCGAGGCCGCGCGTGTCTACGACGTGCTGGGTGCGGCGCAGGAGGTGGCGACCGCGTCCCTGACCTTGGACGAGGCCGCCGACCCGCCGGTCATTCGCCTGACGGGAGAGGTGCCCGAGATCGGCCGTGCGCATGGCGCGATCGAGATCGACGTCGCTGCCGGCTACGGGGCGACCGCCGTCGCCGTTCCCGCGCCGTTGCGGCAGGCGGTCCTGCGTCTCGCCGCCCGCTGGTTCGAGCAGCGCGGCGATGTCGCCGGGCGCGATGCGCAGGCGCTGCCGGCTGCCATTGCCGCGCTGGTCGCGCCGTTCCGCCGTGGGAGGCTGTGATCATGGCGGAGCAATCTGCCGCCGTTGGCCGGATGCGGCGCCGGCTCGTGCTAGAGGCGCCGGTGGCTTCGCCTGATGGCCTTGGTGGCGAGACGCAGAGCTTCGAGACTGTTGCTGCACTTTGGGCGCAGGTCGAGTGGATTTCGGGCGCCGAGGTCTGGCGTCAGGGGCGGCCGGAGCAGTCCCGCAACTACCGCATCACCATGCGCTGGCGCAGTGATGTCGATGCCGGCCGGCGCTTGCGCGATGGCGATCGCCTGTTCGATATCCGCTCCGCCGCCGATCCCGATGGCGCGCGCCGGCGGCTGGTCTGCCTAGTCGAGGAGGTGACGCCATGAGTGACGCCATCCTTGCGCTGCGTGCCGCCGTTCAGGGGCGCCTCGTCGCGGATTCAGGCCTGACCACGCTGATCGGCTCCGATCGGATCTTCGACGAAGCCCCGCGCGCGGCGCGCGGGCTCTATGTCGTCCATGGCGAGGTCGAGGCGCGCGACTGGTCGACTGGCAGCGACCGGGGCTGCGAGCAGGACTTCGCGCTCGTCGTCTGGGCCGCACAGAGCGGCTCGTCGCGCCAGGCGCTCGAGGCGGCCGGCCTGATCGTCGCGGTGCTCGATCAGGTCGATCTCCCCCTGGACGGGCATGCGCTGGTCAATCTGCGCTGGCTGTCGAGCCGGCTCGCTCGCGAGACGCGCAACGGCCTCCCCCATGTGACGATCCGCTTCCGCGCCGTCACCGAAACGCTTTAGGGCCCTGTTTTATCGCATTTTCTTCACGCGAACCGGTTCCCACTTCGCTCGAAAATGCTTCAGATACAAAGGAGAGCCGCATGACGGCACAGAAGGGCAAGGATCTGCTGCTCAAGGCGGCGGATGGCGCCGGCGGCTTCGTCACGGTCGCCGGCCTGAGGGCGCGACAGATCGCCTTCAACGCCGAGACCGTCGACGTGACGCATTCGGAATCGGCCGGGCGCTGGCGCGAATTGCTGGCGGGTGCCGGGGTGCGCCGTGCCAGCATCAGCGGCGCCGGCATCTTCAAGGACGAGGCCTCCGACGCGCTCGTCCGCCAGACCTTCTTCGACGGGTCGATCCGGGACTGGCAGATCGTCGTGCCGGATTTCGGCACGATCGCGGGTCCGTTCCAGCTCACGGGCCTCGAATATCGCGGCGACCATGCCGGCGAGGTCACCTTCGACCTGTCGCTGGAATCGGCCGGGCTCCTGGCCTTCGCGGCGCTTTGAGGAGGCGGACATGGTCAATCGTCATCGCGGCGAAACCGCGCTCATGGTTTCCGGCGAAACCCTGCCGATGCGGCTCACGCTCGGCGCTCTCGCCGAGCTCGAACATGCTTTCGCCGTCGACAGCCTGCCGGCTTTGGGCGAGCGCTTCGTCGAGGGCAGGCTCTCCGCCCGCGACATCATCCGCATCATCGCCGCCGGCCTGCGTGGAGCGGGCAGGGCGATCCGTGACGAGGATGTCGCGGAACTCTCCTTCGACGGCGGCCTGAACGGCGTGATCAAGGCGGCGGTCGCCTTGCTCGAAGCCACTTTCGGCGAGGGCGATGAGCCCCGCCCTCCGCAGCCGCCGGCGTAGGTGCGCCGGCGGGTTTTCCCTGGGACGAGGTGATGGCCTTCGGCTTGGGCCGGCTGGCCTGGCCGCCCGAGTTTTTCTGGGCGGCAACGCCGCGCGAGATCGCGGCGGCGCTGCGGGCCCATCAGGGCGGGTCCCGAGGCTTCCCTCCGGAGCGCCCGGCACTCACGGCGCTGATGGACGCCTTCCCCGACGCCTGAGGCGGCAATTCCAACCAACCTATCGAGGTGATGGTCATGACGGATGATGACGGCATCGATGCGGGACACCTTTCCGATCTCAGGACGATGGACCGGCTGACCCAGTCATTGAACCGATCCTCGGAGAGTTTCGGGAAGTCGATCGTCAGCGCCTTCTCGCGCGGCGCCGTCGAGGGCAAGCGCTTCGAGGACGTGCTGCGCAGCGTCGGCCGCTCGATGACCGACAGCCTGCTCAAGACCGCGCTGAAACCGCTGCAGACCGGGCTGTCGAGCCTGCTCGGGAGCAGCATCAAGGGCTTGAGCGGCCTGTTCGGCGGCATCGGGTTGGGTGGGGCCAGTGGCAGCGTTCCGGTCGCCCCTTTCGCCGAGGGCGGCATCGTCGCCTCGCCCTCCTATTTCCCGACTGGGCGCGGCCTCGGCCTGATGGGCGAGCGCGGCGCCGAGGCGATCATGCCGCTCGCTCGCGGCCCGGACGGGCGGCTCGGCGTGCGTGCCGGCGGCGGCGGGCAGGCCCGGCCGCTCAACGTCGTCGTGCAGGTCTCGACGCCCGATGCCGATAGTTTCCGCCGCTCGGAGGCGCAGGTCTCGGCCGCTATCGCCCGCGCGGTCGCACGCGGCAGACGCGCGCTCTGAAGGAGCAAAGCATGCCGGATTTCCATGAGGTTCGCTTCCCGCTCGATGTCGCACGCGGGGCGCGCGGCGGGCCGGAGCGCCAGACCCAGATCGTGACGCTCGCCTCCGGCCGGGAGGTGCGCAACAGCCGCTGGGCGCATTCGCGCCGCCGCTACGATGCCGGGCTCGGCATCCGCAATCTCGATGCCCTGGCGGCGGTGGTGAGCTTCTTCGAGGAGCGCCGCGGCCGCCTCCATGGGTTTCGCTGGCGTGACCAGCTCGACTGGAAGAGCTGTCCACCCTCGCAGGAGCCGGCGGCGACCGATCAGATCATCGGGATCGGCGATGGCGTCACTGCCGTCTTCCAGCTTTCCAAAGCCTATGGGAGCGGCGCGTCGGCCTATAGCCGCGAGATCACCAAGCCCTGCGAGGGCACGATCCGGGTCGCCGTGGATGGTGTCGAGCTGGCGGGCAGCGCCTTCTCCTGCGACCTCTCGACCGGGCAGGTCACCATCGCCGCGGGCTCGATTCCGCCATCGGCGGCCGTCCTGACCGCCGGCTTCGCCTTCGACGTGCCTGTTCGTTTCGACACCGATGCGATCGAGGTCGACCTCTCCGCCTTCGCGGCCGGCGAGATCCCGCGCGTTCCCGTGGTCGAGATCATCCCCTGAGGCTGCCCCATGCGTGACATTCCATCCGGCCTCGCTGCCCATATCGAGACGGCCGCGACGACGCTCTGCCATTGCTGGAGCCTGACGCGCCGCGACGGCCTTGTGCTCGGCTTCACCGATCACGATCGCAGGCTGTCCTTCGACGGTATCGATTTCGCAGCCACGACGGGCCTGGAAGCGGCGGAAAGCGCGGCGGAGCTCGGCTTCGCGATCGGCGGCGGCGAGGTCGCCGGCGCCTTCGCCGCCTTCGGGCTGAATGAATCCGATCTGGCGCGCGGGCTCTATGACGATGCGCGGGTGCGCATCTGGCTGGTTAACTGGGCCGTTTCCGACCAGCGCGTGCTGATGGAAGAGGGGTTCGTCGGCGAGATCAAGCGGGGCGAGGCGAGCTTCACCGCCGAGATCCGCAGCTTTGCCAAGGCGTTCGACGAGGAGCGGGGCCGGCTCTACCTGCGCTCCTGTTCCGCGGACCTTGGCGACGCGCGTTGCGGTGTCGCGCTCGCCGCGACGGAAGGCCATGTTGTCGAAAGTGACGGCCGCCTCTCGCTCTTGGCCGGGGGCATGGTCTCCTATGCCGATGGCCATTTCACCGGTGGCCGGCTGATCTTCACCAGCGGCGCGAATGCCGGCTTCGCCGTCGAGGTGAAGCGCCATGGCCGGGAAGGCGCGCAGGCGCTGTTCCAGCTCTGGCAGGCGCCGGCGGCGGAGATTCTCCCCGGCGACGGCTTCAGGGTGACGCCGGGCTGCAACAAGAGCTTCGCCACCTGCCGCGCCAAATTCGCCAATGGCGTGAATTTCCGCGGCTTCCCGCATATGCCGACGAACGATTTCATCATCGGCGGCGTACGACCCGGCGACGGGGCGCTCGACGGCGGGAGCCTGTTCCGATGACGCGCGACGAGATCGTCGACGCCGCGCGGCTCTGGCTGGGCACGCCCTATCATCATCAGGCCTCGCTGCGCGGCGTCGGTTGCGATTGCCTCGGGCTGGTGCGCGGCGTCTGGCGCGATCTCTGTGGCGACGAGCCGGAAACGCCGCCGCCCTATTCGCCGAGCTGGGCGGAAAGCCTGCGGCAGGAGACGCTGGCGTTGGCGGCTGCGCGGCATCTGCGATCGCTCGCGGCGATCGAAGCGCGGCCGGGCGACGTCCTGCTTTTCCGCTGGCGCGAGCATCTGCCGGCGAAGCACTGCGCGATCCTCGCGGGGCCGGACCGCATCATCCATGCCCATGACGGCGCGGCCGTCGCCGAGGTCGCTTTCACGCCCTGGTGGCGGCGCCATCTCAGCCATGCCTTTTCCTTCCCCGGAGTGACCGACTGA